TGCAGCTCCGCAACGATGTCAACGTCTGTGTATTTCTTCATGCGTCTCCTTTCTCACAACTCCATGTCGTGTGTTTTGGATTTGACCGGGGACTTCTTCTCCGGCTGCGTTTTCGCGGCAGCTTTGAGCTGATCACGGATGGAGGGCTTTTCCTGTTTCTGCTCCTGCTTGACGTATTCCAGCGTCGGCATCAGCTCACGGTAACAGCCTTGCGTTTTCCGCGTCGCATGACGGCGATGGATTTTGAACAGCGGCTCACCATTCTGCGTGACCGTGTTTCCCTCGATCCTGACGCCGTTCCGTGCCAGCAGATTGAAGGAATGGTTAGAGGCGCGATAGGACGCCCGCATACCGTCGTTGTTATAGGCAATCTGCCCCTTGAGCGTGTCCATGACTGCGGCTTTGATTTCCTTCTCTTCGGCGGTCAGGCGGTGCGCCTTCGGTGCTTTCGCTGCTTCCTCCGGCATGGGTGCAACGGGAGACTTGACCTCCACGGTTTTCACCTCAACAGAAGTGATCTCATCGTTCTCCCACGCAACGACCTCCGGGTCTCTTTCCACTGTTTTCTCAGAAGTGACTTCCTTCTCAGGCTCGGTTTGCTGACGGAACGCATCGACGAAAAGTGCCGTTAGTCCGGGATTGGCTTTATCCACGAGGAAGCGGGAGGCATTCTCGGGGCAGACCTCAACGCTCTTTGCCCATTCCTTGAGGGGCTTCGGAATGCGCCCGTCAAAGTCTTTCTGCTGAATGGTGTTTGCGAGGACATACCGGACGCGCTCCGGAGAGAACTGCTCAAGGACGCTTTTCACGGCAGCATCCACATCCAGCCGGTTGTCTCCGTAGTTAGAACTGATTGCCGCCTCAATCGCACGGCGGCATTCCACGTTTGCAGCGAGAGAAGCACGATATGACTCCAGCTCACCGGCTTCATAGGCATAATTCGCCGTCTCGCGGTAAATGGGGACTTCCGGCTTTTCCTCCGGAACAGCTTCCTTTACAGGAGCTTCGACTTCCATCTCTGCGGACTGTGCTTTCTCTGCCAGCAGCACCTTGAGCTTGGCGTCAATGCCCTCGATCATCTCAGCCGCCGTC